AACCCGACACTTATGAAGAATGTCAAAGCCGAGATCCAAAGTAACATCGATAGTATCTCCATCGACCACTCTTTCAACTGTGCAAGCGTATTCATACATTAAATATAACTCCTTCCATAATCACCGTAGTTCATAACTAAACCACCTTCTTTGTAACCTTTAAATCCTGTGAACCTGCCTTCTGCAATAAGTCTTTTCAACACAGTTAAATCTATTTCTGCATAAGGAGAAAGATTGTCTGTAGCTCCTTGCGATCTATCGGGTAGCACTTTGTATATATCTTGAACATCTACGTTAGGATCAAGGTCAGCTATTTGTTGTGCTAACTGTCTACCTGCTTTTTGTGCTGCTTTGTACACACTCTTAGGAGCTCCACCAACACCTCCAGCAGGTATGTAGACTGCTTGTAAATCATTTTCTAGCGCGTTAATGATACCTGTCCTTACTGCCATCCCAGGCCAGTTTTTCCTGTACGGATAGTTAGGCACTGTAGGCGTTTCGTACCTGGTATTGTCAAAATCTAAAACTCTTCTTTGATCTTCTTGACTAGGATAGTTAGCTCCCGCAGCTATAAGCTCATTCATAGCAGGGTATTTGATAGCCAGCGCAGGAAGATATTCTTTAATTAAAGATTGTTGTTCTCTTGAAAATCTATCAGAGACTATTCTATTAGCTGAAACCGCAGCTCTATCCATATCTGCAACAGCAATAGCTATATCTGAATCAGTTAAGGCTAATTCCTTAGCGTCAAAACCTTGTTCTTTTAACTTACGGAATATATCCTGTTGAACGTCAAGAGGTCTAGAAGAGAAGGTTCCTATTGTATAAAGATAGGATTGATCTAAAGGGTAACCAAACTCAGCAAAAGGCTGTTCTTCATAGATAGTATCTCCAAAAACTTCTGCAGCTTGTTTATCTCTTCTAACCTTAAAATCATCATATTTCGTTTTAAATTCAGGAGAAACAGAATCTAGTTCTGCTGCTATTACAGTAGGAGCTAAAACTGGATTATCTCTTAACGCGTTTGATACATCACTGGCAAAAAGATTAGGCGCACCATCAAAGTCTGGACTTTCTTCAAGTGCGTTACGGAATCGTCTACTTGCATTTTCAAAAGTTTCTATTTTTTGTCTGATAGGCTCTAAGTCTGTTTCTTGTTCTCTAGATACGTCTGATAGGTAAACCTCAGCTCTTTCTGGGTCTTGCCCGTGTTCGTGAATCTGCGATTGTATTTCGTCTAAAACTAAACCTGATTTGTTGGACTCCATTTCTTGTACTTGTGTGCCCCTTATCCAAAAGTTAGTTCCTTCACCATGAGGGTTGTGCGTAGCATCAGACATTCTATTGTAGTAAGGGCTACTCTCTTTAGTTTCCCCAGCTGGTAGTCGAGCATCATACATAGTCCATAACTCAACGTCTGCTTCGGGGCCAAGTCTAGCAAATTGATCGTATTGTCTTCCGTCATGTGGCTGCTTGTAGTTATCTTTGTGCTGCGTCTCTTCGCCATATCTAGGCTTAGTTTGGAACCTTCCTAAATGATCGTAGAAAAGACCAGATATTTCGTCTCTGGTTACAGGTTGTCCTTGGTTCTTCTTCTGTTGTAAAAACTCCGCTACCCCTGAGTCTACTGCTTCTCTTACACGATCAGTGACGGCTTTCTCACTTTTTGAAGGTTTAAACCAGTTACCTTCTTCTTTTATGCCGATTGTTTTCATGGCCTGTTCCGCGCTCATAACCTGTGGAAGGTTAGTCAAGAACGGTACTAAAGTTGAGGTGGACAAGAACATTGGGTCAATGCCTGTTTCTGCAGAAGCTATGCTCGCTGTCACAGGGCCAAAAGCATTAGTAACTCTTCGTGGTTCTCCTGTTTCAAAATCTTTATACTCACTTGAATATATATCTTCTTGCGGGTTTAAAGGTACCGCTTCAAAATCAAAACGTGGGTCTACTGTTTGATTAACAACTTTGTCAGTGTCAGCTGCTTGTATTCTAGATCGCATTGCCTCGCCAATAAAGTCTCTGATTCTTTGGTTAACAGTCATTGGGCTGTTTCCAGCATACCTTGGATCAAACAGTTCAAAGTTAGCACGAATATTGTCTTGCACATCTAAAAAACCAGCGTTACGCACAGCTCTGTCTACCTCTCCAAAATCTTGCGTCATGAACTGATTAATGATTTCATCGTGGGTTTCTAAAAAAGTATCTTGCACTTCTTGATCTGTTGCTTGTTGAAACTCATCGTCTACTATTTCTCCAGCTCTGTTTTCAAACTCTTGGTTAGCTTGGGTAATCGTTTCTGCTTCTCTACGTCTTTCTATTCGTTCTGGGTCAGTTGTGTCTTGCATGCCTCTGACAGCCATAGGAGCTGTAGTCGGACGTTGTGTAGGCAATAAATCTTTAATTTTTTCAATAGCTTGCGGTGCTGCTTGTGTTGCTGCAATAGGTGCTTGTACTGATGTTCCAGCACTGGTTCCTAATATTGCTTCACCTAATACTTGTTTAGGATCTATTTGTAACCCAGCTTCCGTGAGTCCTGTGCTACCTACTTGTTCGGTCAGTCCTTGTAAGCCTTCTGTTACTCCTTCTTGCACACCGCCAGCTGCTGTTTTTGCGACTGAGTTAAGTCTACCTATGCCTTGCACACCTACAGCATTTAGAACCCCTGAAAAAGCTGATGTGCTTAATGCACCAGACCAGTCTTCCCAATTTGGTTCTGTTCTACCATTATTTCTAGCTCTTTCTAGTGCTACAGGTCCCGCTATTTGTACAGCTTCAAATAATCCAGGGCCAAGAAAAGCTCCTGCAAGCGCACCACCTGGGCCAGCTATCGAACCTATACCAGCTCCAGCCAGTCTAGACAATATCGATCCGCCTAACTGCCCTGCTTGTTCTACTGTAGCCAGTGGCAATGCACTAAAGTCAAAGCCTTCTCCGCCTTCGTTTATAAATTTAGCTGCGTAAGATTCGTAGTCTTCGGGTGCATCAATAAGTTCTCTGGCTGCTTTTGCTTGCGTGTCAAACCCCAAAGCTTCTAGCGTTGTAGCTACGTTTTCAGTCGGTTGGTCTATGCCATACCGTAAAGCTCGTAAGATTTCGTTTGCCATTAACTTAGTTTATCGCATTAGCGTATCAAGGTGAATATCTTTATCTTGTCCTGTTTGCCTTTCACATTGATAGAAGGTAGTACAGCTAAAGGTATGCCACACGCTTGTGCTGTGTTTTCTCCTATCACTATGTCTTCCCCTACTTCCTTCGTGCTGGATTCAAGTCTAGCTGCTAAATTTACTGCGTCTCCAATAGCTGTGTAGTCAAACCGTGTTGCACTTCCCATGTTTCCTATAATAGCCTCACCTGTATTAACCCCTACGCCTATTTCAACTCCAATAGAGGATTCTTTAAATTGTTTTTGTATTTCTTGTGCACATAACACAGCAGCTTCTTCGTGGTTAACCATGTCCAAGGGCGCATTAAATATAGCCATCATTGCATCTCCAATATACTTATCCACCATGCCACCATACTTTTTAACTGTGTCTGATTGTATCGTTAGTGCTTCATTCATAATTACAGTCACTAACTCAGGATCCATGCGCTCACTCATTGCAGTGAAGCCACGTACATCTGTAAACAAAAACGTACAGTTCCTTCGTTCTCCGCCCAACTTCAGTAAACTAGGATCTTTTTGTAAAGCCTTAACTTGTCTAGGATCGAGGTAATGTTCAAACTGTTTCTTAATTTGTTGTCGTAGTTTGTACTGTTCTCTGAATCGTGTATAGAAAGCTACAGTGGCCGTTATAAACTCTGCTATAAAAGTCCACGTTACATCTATCAATACTCCTTGTTGTACCACTGTGTAGCCACCAAACAAAGTTCCTGCCATAAATAGAGAAGCATAGGTTACACCAAACGTAATGCCAAAAAAGTTTATCAACAGCCACATCATGACTACGCCGATTACTAAAGCTGCCATTTCTACAGCCAATGCGTAATCTGGTATGTAAGGACTGTCTTCTATCAGTATCGATTCTGCCAGAGCAGCTTGTATCTTGTGAGGTTCCAACAGTCCTACAGGTGTGGCCAATTGAGGCATGATTCCTTTTGCAGTAAATCCTACAAAGACAAACTTATTCTCCACATTCATTTCTTGTAGCGTGGTCTGAGGCGTATCTACCCAACTAATCCATTTACGACCAAAAGAATCTACAGGGACAGGAGGAAGTCCTTTGACTCGTACCTCTTCAAGTCCGTTGTCGTTCGTTTTTAAAACGTAAGTATCCGCTCCAGCTAAAACTTTCAATACCTCTGTGCCGTATGCAGATACCCATCCATCAGGTGTGCGCATCAACAAAGGTAGTCTGCGAACTAAGTTGTCTACGTCTGTCCTGGCTACAGCTATGCCTTGATTAGCACTTTGTTTTAAAACCTCAATGTTCTCTATGACACCTGTTGCCATAATGCCACCCGTGTCTTCTCCTAAGATAACTGTGCCCGTGGTTGGAGGATACGTACCCTCTCCCTCAAACATTGCAAGAACACTAGGAGAGAAGGACAAAGCTTCTGCAAAGTCAAAGTCGCCTCCAAATCTATCTGGTTGTGGGAAAGCCATAACCCACCCCACTCCAATTGCACCACTTCGTAAAAGGTTTATTTGTATCTGTGCCAACGTTTGTCTAGACAGAGGGTAGCCTCCTTCGTTTGCAATGTCTTCTTCCGTAATGTTTAAGATCGTAAAGTATTGTGAAGGTTCTTGGTCCTTCGTCCACGCATCAAACACCTTGAGCTTTAGTATCTCTAGCGGTGTAAGCTGTAAGACTAAAGGTAGTCCAAGTAAAGCTATCAAACCTGGTAGTCGGAGTTTTTTCATTCTGTTCCTTGTTTTATTGTAATCGTTGTAGAAGACCCACCGTTAACTTTAACTGTATTTGTTACACCGTCCTGTATCAATATAACTGTATAACTTTGTGATCCATCTAAGTCCAGTCTAGCACTTTGATTAACTGCTCTGATTAGACTAATTTTTTGTCCCGTAATAATCGTTGTTATTTGTGTATCTTTATCCTGACCTATCTCTGTACCAACGATACGTATGCCAACACCACCTTGTTTAAGTGCGTCCTCCTCTTTAGATATTGCCAGTGCGTCTAGTACGTTGAGCAAGTCTTCCAAGAAGTTTACATCTAAATAGTTGATGTCCAGCTCTGTAAACTCCAGTTCCTGTTCTGCATCAAGAAAGTCTTCGTTTAAGAAATCTATGTCTAGATCGTTAAAATCTAAATAGTCGGCTGAAGCTTGCGTTCGTGTCTGCTCTAAATCTTCTTGCGTTTGTTCAGGCGGATTAACAATTAGCATGTTATCTATCAAGTCTAACGATATATCTAATGTAACTGGTTTTGTAGGGCTGTTTTCATACACAGATACAGTCGTTGCCTGGTATGGTTTATTTAAGGTTACGCTACCCGCTGCGGTTGTCACTAATATCTCTCCGCTGGATATACCGTTCTCGTCTGGTAACAGTATGACAAGAGATCTACCTAACTCGTCTACGGTGCAAGTAAAGTCAGTACCACGGATTGCTATGTCTGCCGTAGGAGTTTTGATAGATATGTTACTTTTGTTATTGAACTTACCCGTGATAAATCGTGCTGTGCCACTGGCAAACTTCAAGGCCATTTTAGATTTTGACGGGTCAGGATCGTAAATGTATTCGTCTATAACTAATTTAGAGTGCTCTGTGAGTTTGACCGTAGAGCTGTCTTCAAAAGTTATGGCAACTCTGCCCGCTTCTGTGCGGACATCATCCATTTGTTGTATGTCGAATTCTAGTTCAGCACCATAAGGTTTGTCTCTTAAGACTTGTGCGTTGCCTCTAAGTTCAGATATAGAACCTATATCAACAGACGAATGAAGTTGTTGCGTCTGACTGAGTAACGCAAACTGTGCCATTAGAGCCAACAGATGTAATCTTGAGCCAATCATTATCAGATGTAGATTCCTGATCTATATTAAATGTTCTTGATCCACCTGTATGATCTAGGTAGAAATAACCACCAGCATATCCATCACCATCATAGGTTACAGTATT